GAAGAAGGATGGATGTTTTTGCATCATCCAATTCATCTTCTAATGACTTTATTTCATTTATTAAATCATTACCTTTTCTATCTAATAAATATCTCTTATCTAATAATGATTGGACAGATTTGGAAGAAAAATTGTCTGCAATCGGTATTAGTTTTTTATTTAATTCCGAAATAGAAACAGTTAATTTTTCAATTTTTTTCTCAATATATCCCTTCTGGTCGGTTGTTTCTTCCAAAAGTATAGTATTTTTTTTATGATTACCCATAGCATCAGACAACTTGGTTGAGTAATCATGCTTCTTAAATTCTTTCACCAATGCCTGTAATCCCTTTACTTCATCTGTTGCAATAGAATTTAGTTCCTCAAATAAATTCAAGTCAAAGAATTGTGCCAGCAAATCCTTTCTATCTTTTTGTGCCTTGTCTACAAAGTTTGTATTATTACCCTGCAGTGACATTGCAGTTAGGACAAAATCATCATAGGTTCCAATATACTTCCGTATGGCGTAATTAGTTCCGTCACGGTCTTCGCCATTGAGTGATACCAAGTCACCGTTTTCTTCATACCAAAAATCTACATTAACTTTTACATTTCCTTTCTTCTCTTTTGTAGCAACTCTCTTTATGTAAAAGTTTTTTTCACCAATCATAAAATGTAGTTTACATTGAAAGTTATCCTTCTTATTGTTCAGAACTTGTGCCGCCTTAAATGTTCTGGAACACTTATCAAAAAGACAAAACATAATTGCATCGAGAACAGAAGACTTACCACTTGCATTAGGTGCAAACAATCCGTATATCCCATTCATTCCATCAAATTGTATTCTATTACCCTTTCCGTATGAAAACATATTTTCAAATTCAAATGAAATTGGTTTCCATACAAGATTACGAACAACATCACTTTCGGATAATTTAGTATTTACATTTCTGTTAATACCTCTAATCTTTTCAAGTATGTCATCTGTTACCCCAAACTTATCGTTTACATAATCAGTAATCAATTTATTCTGGTATTCTACATCACGAATTTTACCAATAGGATTTACTTTTGTTTGAACATTACCATTGCTTGAACCAACAAGATGTTGTGTTCTAATGTCTATTACATTTGTCAATGACTTTAATTCAGTCATTATTTGATTAACTTCTGAATGTGGTGTGTTTGTTATACGCAAACGAATTGAATTATACTTTGTCCACTTTGTTGGCAATTTTTTAATTTTACCGTTTTCAACATCAATTGTATGATAAGACCAATCATTTTCAATTTCAATAAACTTTGATTTCTTATTTTTAATATCCCACTCAATAATACCATGAACTAACCCCTCACCATAATTTTGTTGTATGAGTGAACCGGCATAAGCAAACTTACCATCAACATCAAGATATTGAAACTTGTGAATATCTCCAAACATCCCATAGTCAAAACCATCGAACATTTCAATCTTAACATCATTGTGTTTCATAAGAACACCGGCATCAGTTGATGCCCTATCAACAGGTCCGTGATACAATACTATTTTTGTCCTATCACTTTTAATATCATCTGCTAAAATAAAATCTTTTGGGTTTTCATAAACAGAGTTAAGAACAAAATCAACATCTTTTAATGAATATACACCAGTTTCTTTTAGATAAAATAATTGGTTGAAATCACTATCAATCATGGAAACAATAGGTGAAAGTGCATCCATTCTACTCATATTGTTTAAGTTACAATCGTGATTACCAGCAATCAAAATTGTTGGTGCAATTCTTGAAAGAGTATCAAGAAATTCCGCTACCATATTAACAAGTTCTGGTGTCATGTCTGTTTTAGCATGAACAATATCACCGGCAAGATATATGATAGTATTTTTGTTTTCTTCTACTTTATTTTTACAGATGTCATAAAGTTTTTGAAATACACTTCGATATTCTTCATGTCTTTTTAGATTACGAATGTGAACATCAGCAATATGTAATATGGTATCAACACGGATAAGTCCGCCTGCCCACAATGTTTCTTTAAGCATACAATATCCTCTGTTTAATTATATCATAACTGTCTGTTGGTGGTGTAATAGATTTCAAACTTGAAAAATCTTTGAAACCCATTTCATTTATATCTTTACTTTTCATTTGAACAATCGAAACATTTATACCCTCTGAAATTAGAGAAGAAGATATTTTTAGAGCATCTGAATAAGCATCATTATCAAGTGCAACAATTACTTTTGGTGGTTTACGCAACAAAATTCTTTCTCGAAGTTTAGGTTGAATAATTTTGCCGAAGAGTGGAACTGCGTTATATCTTGCCGTGATTGCATCGAATACACCTTCAACGAGTGTTACCGGTTCATCCCAATCTATAAAACAATCAAACCCAATAACATCCTTACTCCATTTTGGATTTTTATATTTCAGTAAATCTTCTTCAAATATAGAACGAGAAACAAAGAAGTTTAGATTAAAATTTTCATCGTAGGATGGAACAATTATTCTACCAGAATAACTACCATTAGGACAATAACCAATTCCATATCGAAGTATATCAGTTCTACCAATTCCTCTTGATTTCAAATAACCCAATGCCTGTTTCATTTGCATCTTTACTTGAATATCTTTTATCTTTGGAAATTCATACAACTTGATAAATTCTCTTGGTAAAACTAATTCTTCTTTTGTTTCGGTTGTATTCTTGATGTATAGATTTTTTGTTTTGAGAATTTTGTTTAGGTCATCAATATATTGTTTACCCGCTTTTACTTTTTTGAATAGAGAAACAATACTTCTACCTTTAGCATTACTAACCCAACAATGCCATGGATTTTCACCATTATTGTTTACGGTCAAATCTATTTCGAGTTTTGGTTTGTAATGACTAATGAATGGTGAAAAAAACGAATAATTGTTGCCAGACGTTTTTCTACCTTTACCAAGAACTTTCTCAACGAGAGATAATAAATCGTAGTTTATCATAACCACACTTTACGGAAAATAATACTTGTAACAAATATACTAAAAATTTGTCACAATTACAAGCATTCTTTTAACCATTCTTCTGGTATTTCTTTCTTTGCCCAACGCCACCCTTTCTTATCACAGTATTGAGCATAGGTTGTTTTGCTACCTTTGTATAGTTTTGCATTAGGATTTTGAAATACAAAACGGATGTCTATATCAGGATATTGGTCAAATATCAAATCAAATTTTAATCGGTCTGTTTTTACCCATCTACCTTTTGTTTCAACATACATTTTACCACCAACTATTTTGTTTAGAACAAAATCTGGAGTATAATTGTGTTTAGTTTCTGGCTGTATGTAAGATATTTTCTCACTTTCGTAGGAGAATGATTTGTTGTTTTCTTTCAACATATCATTTACAGTATCTTCCAAACCACTACGAAACCCATGTTTAATCGCAACTTGATTTCTACGCATTAAATATCAAACCTTATGATGAAGTTCATATCCACATCGTCTCTTTTTGGTGTAGCGTTAGCAAGTTTAGCAACAGCAACTAATTCTTGATTATCATTATACAATCCTATTGTTGTTATGTATGGATTGAAAAAAGATGATGTTACATAACTTTCTATCAATGAAGTATCTTTTTCTCTGTCACGTCTAATTGTTGGGTTTTGTGTAAAATTAAATTCATGTTTACGGATTTTACAAATAATTTCGTGTTCATAAAATGTAACTTGTGATTTAAACTTTCCTTCAAATCCATAATCAGTAACATAATAATCAAAATTACCGTCTTTTCCTAAGAATGCATTTGCATATTTTGGTCTTGGATCAGAAACAGTTATTATACCTTCATCATAAAATACATTACCAACTCTATTAGATTGATAAGCGTATCCGTATTGAAAACTATTATCATATAAATTAGAAATATCGTTTGATGTTAAACCTTTATTGTAAATACGAATTTCATCCATTGATCCAGAGAAAGATCCACTATCAAGTCCATTGCCTGCAATATAAAAATTATGTGCGTTTGTAATATATGATAAATTAGATGCAGTTGCCTGAGTGTTTAGTATTCCATCTATCCAAATTTCCATATTACTTGCACTTCTCTGACAAACAACATGATGCCATTCACCGGTTGTTAGTGCACTTGAAGTAACTTCATTTGTTTTATTTACTGAACTTTGTTTAAATTTTATTATGTGTGGTTTAGCATCAGTTTGATTTGTTATCGTAATATCAAATGGGTATCTTTTTGATATAAGAGTATCTTCTATTGTTTCAATCTTATTTCTAATAAGAGTACCATCTTCAAGAGTTTCAAATACATCAGTTGCATTATCATTTTTTGTTGTTTGATACAATATATCTTTTTTTGTTATAGTATTTTTTGAAAACAAACAATTGTAATTATAGTTTATATTTGATTGTGAAACTGGAACATTTATCCAAAAACTAAATGCAAAGTTATCTCTAAAATTAAAATTAAAAGAATCTTTATTTTCAACTTGAAAATATGCATCGTTTAAAATTGCCGATAGTCCGGTTGATCCAGTTGCATCATTTAATGGTATTCCATTTGAATATGATATTTTTTTTGGATGTAATATAGAAACATTATGTCTATTTGGTGAATAATCTAATACATAAGAATTACGTTTTTTCTTAAAGTCTCTTTCTCTGTATTTTTCATTAAAACCAACATAAAACATTAAATAATTTTTATCAATTATTTTACTGGTATCAATTGTTGTATCTAATAAATTACCATAACCATCATCTTTTAAACTATAATTCAATGAAGCGGTTGTAGCATTTATATTTCGTATTTCTATCGATTTCTTAAAAAACCCTTCCCCAATCGATGAACGTGGTATTATCAACATAGATCCAGATTCGGATAGGTATTTTTCAAGAGTAAAATCAGTAACAACAGATGCAATTTTTTCATTTTTATATTCGGTATAGTAATTGTGATCAAGATAATACCAAAGTAATTTTGGATCTAAACTTTGTGATGTAAATGATCTTTGATATAAAGATGATGATATGTTTACAACATTACCAAAATACTTATGATTTTCCGGATATAAAAATCTTAATGGTTGTATTTTAAAATTATCATAGTAATTTATACTTGAACTGTTAGTGGTAAATTCCCATGTTTTTTTTGCAGTAATAGGTTTTACTGTGTACTCACCGGATTTAAGTCGTTTCAACACATATTGTGATCCGCGACCATCTACGGTAAAAGGTTTATTGTTGAAATTTGCCATTTTAATTTAACCTAACTCTTACTTGAAAAACATATTCTGTGTTTACATCCTTTCTTAACGGTTTTCTTGTTTTACCAACTGCAACCAAATCACCATTATTGCTATACAAACCTATGGTGGTTATGTAAGTAAATGGTGTCAAAGTTGAATAGTATCTCAATGAACCAGATGTGTTCGTGTGATATGTATAATTATTCGAGTAGTTAAATTCCTCTGAATGAAGTCTACATAGATATGTTTCTCTCATGTATTCTTCTGTTGATCTAGCATACCAAGAACCACTAATTGTTCTTATGGTATGACCAGAACATGAACCACTTATTGATAAAAATAATTTTCTATTATTATCACCATCAATAGAAGCGGTTACTGTATTGAATGAACATGATTGATCCAACATAGTTCCATCTAATATCATTATTCCAGATTTTGGAAAAACAACACCCCATGATTCAGTATTATCTTCATCATATGCACCTTCTTGTATTGATCCAGATATAAGATAATAATGGTCTTGAATATATCTATTAGCAGATTGTGATTCATCTGCATCATTACTATCATCTATTAGTGTAAAAATTTCACCACGTGTTTGATCAACATAGAAATTACTTCCAGTATTTATCATTTGATTTCTACTTGATGATAAAGGACATAAAGTTATTTGCATGTTTCCTGGATCAATTCTATCTTTAAAATCATTTCTGTCAAACTGAATTACGTAGAAATAATCCGATTCTTTGTTATTTTTAAACTTAAATTTTCCATTTGTTGAACCCATACACTCCAACATATATTTTCTATAAATTGATTTTGATGGCAACATATCAATTAAACTAGATGTATATGATGATCCAGAACCATTTATGTGAGCATAAGCAATATCAAAATGATGATACGCGTCATGTTTTTCTGGTGTTTTATCCCAAACTGATATAAAGTATTTTGAATGACTTACACTTGTTGAACCAGTATGAAATGTTGTCATTCTTTCACCAACACAATTAAACATTGCTCTTGTTTTTAGTGTATTTATATTTGGAATATAATCATATGCCTTGGATAAACCTTTAAATGTATACGGTGTATTTGGAATCCAATCTTCTGCAATATCTAAATCAACAAATGTATCTTCTTGTGCAGGGATATATGTTCTTGGATTTGTACCCAAATCATTGACTTCATCACCTGCCACTCTAAATCCAGTTATTATACCAAATTCATTTGTATCTGTTAAAAAAAAGAATATAGAAGGATAACCCCTAACTTTTACAAAATCTAAAAATCTTTTTAATAAATTCAATAAAGAAATGTTTATATTTTTCCATTTTTCATTAGATTGTTCCAGTGTAATAATAGAATTATTTATCTGTTCTATTAAACTAAAATACTCTTCATCCGTACTAACAATATCTATATTATTTATCTTATAGTTTAAATTTAAAATTTCAAGAAAAATGTTGGAAGATACAATATCTTCTACTAAATCATCATCTGTTATATCTGGTCTTTTTTTGTATAACTGTCTATTCGTAATAGTTGGTATTACATTAGTTACTAACCAATCGCTTAATAAATTTTCAGATGGTACTGCAGCATTTTGTTCAGAAAATTGAAATGATACCAATTGTCCAAAAGTTGGTATGGAACCTAAATTTTTTAAAAATGAACTTGGATCAAATGTATTTGGTGTTGTATTACTTAAATCCAAAGTTTCTGTGATACTATCGCCCTGTTGCGGT